GCCAAAGTAGGACAACACCCAAGAGCATTTGAAGTTTACGGCACCATACTCAAAAATATGGTAGATGCCAACAAAGAACTATTGGCAATTCAAAAACAAATGCGTGAAATGGATGAGAATGCCAAGAAGGCAACATCTAGTGGTCCGAATATTGACAAAGCAATCTTTGTTGGTTCTACTTCCGAATTAAGTAAATTATTAAAAGGTAAAATGTAATGAAGTTGTTTGTGAATATTTGTTTTCATTATGTGGAAGAAAGATTAAAATACCTAGATGAGGTAATCGCCTCAGTCAATGAAATTCCCACAGAACAAACCATCATCATCGTCAATAGTAATGAACTATTTGAATGTGAAGGTGTGGTAAATGTTGCACACGGATTAAAAGACCCATACCATCTTACATGGGAACACAAGAAGTATATGCAGGAGTTTTTAAAATCTGACTATACACACTATGTGTACCTAGAAGATGATATGAAACTTACCACCACAACATTGGAATATTGGTTACAAACTAAAAAGTTATTTAAAAATAATAATTTAAATTTTATTCCATCCATACATCGTATTGAATATAAAGGTGGTGTTGCAGTATCTTTAGATGCCACAAAGAAACCTGGTGTTTGTGATGCAATTATTTTAGGAGAACAAAAATTTGTTTTTCTACCAGAACCATATCAAGGTATGTTTATTATGGATAGAGAAGATGTGATTGAACATATGAATTCTCAATATGCTAACACAGGTGAATATCACAGTTATGGTATTAGAGAATCAGCCAATCTTGGCAATATGTATGTGAATGTGCCCCAAGGATATTCTCATCGTGCCGTTGTGCCAGTAGAGGGTTTTGAAAGGTGTTGGGTTCATCATGTGGCCAACAACTATGCTGACAACCTAAATACTCCCCATGCAAAGATATTGGCCAAGGATTTATTAGATGGCAACTAATATTATATACCACAAACATCATATTGTTCCTCGCCATGCAGGTGGCACAAATGATTCATCGAATTTAATTAAACTTACGATTGAAGAACACGCAGAAGCTCACAGGTTGTTGTGGGAAGAGCATGGAAGATGGCAAGACCGTGTTGCTTGGCAAACATTATCAAAACAAATTTCTGGTGCGGAAGCTACTAAAATAGCACAATCTTTAGCAAACAAAGGTGAAAGAAATGCAATGTATGGTATGTTTGGAGATAAAAATCCAAATTATGGAAATAGAGGACCAAAGAGTCCTTTATATGGTAAAAAACAACCAAAAGAATGGAATATTAAAAAAAGAAAAGCTTTGATTGGCCGGTCTTTTGAAGATTTACATGGAAAAGAAAAAGCGGAAGAATTAAAATCTGCACTTAGGAAACCAAAAACAGAAGAACATAAAGCAAAATTAAGAAAACCAAAACCAAAAACAGTTTGTCGGTTATTGGATAAAAAAGAAATGTCTATGGGTAATTTTATGAATTGGTATAAAAATAATGGCTAAGCCAAATAAAGAATCTTACCGTGATAATATTTTATTAAAACGGGTAGGTGTTCAGGTTAACTTTACGGAAGAACAGGTTGAAGAATACATTAAGTGTTCTAAAGACCCAATCTATTTTACCAAATACATTAAAATTATTACTCTTGATGAAGGTGTTGTACCCTTTAAGATGTATGACTTTCAAGAGGACATGATTAGAACATTTAATGATAATCGTTTTACAATCATGAAATGTCCTCGACAGGTTGGTAAAACTACCACTACGGTTGCATATTTACTTTGGACCATTCTATTCAAAGATTCTCAATCGGTTGCCGTTCTTGCTAACCGAGGCGAAACTGCTCGAGGCATTCTTGGTAAACTCCAGTTGGCTTATGAAAATCTGCCTATGTGGTTACAACAAGGTGTTGTGGAGTGGAACAAAGGTCGTGTTGAACTAGAGAATGGTTCCGTAATCATTGCATCTTCAACATCAGGTTCAGCGGCTCGTTCTGGTTCGTTTAACATTGTATTCTTGGATGAGTTTGCTTTCGTACCATCCAATATTGCAACAGACTTTATCACCTCTGTGTATCCAGTTATTACTGCTGGTACTAAAACAAAGATTATTATTGTTTCTACTCCTAATGGTATGAATCTTTTCTATAAGATTTGGACCGATGCAATCAATAAAAATAATAACTACATTCCATTTGAAGTTCATTGGTCTATGGTACCAGGTCGTGATGAGGCTTGGAAAGATGAAACGATTCGTAATACTTCAGAGTATCAGTTTAGACAGGAGTTTGAAACTGAGTTCTTAGGTTCTAGCAATACCCTTATTTCTGGTCAAAAGTTACAACAATTGGTATTTAAAAACCCACTTGCGGTACACGATAAGATTAATATCTACGAGCACCCAATCAAAGGTGATGATGAAGCTCTTAAAGACCACCTGTATTGTATTACAGTTGACGTTTCAGAAGGTCGAAACTTAGATAGTTCTGCTTTCTCTATATTTGACATATCAACCACACCTTACCGACAGGTAGCAACTTACAAGTCCTCATCAATTTCACCTATATTGTTTCCTACGGTCATTCATAATGCAGCTAGATTTTACAATGATGCTTATATTTTGGTTGAAATTAATAATAATCCACAGGTTGCTGACATTATCCACCAAGACCTTGAGTATGAGAATCTTTGGAAAGTATTTACAGGTAATAAGAAACCACAACAACTACATAGTGGATTCGGTCGTGGTGTTCAAATGGGTATCAAAATGTCACCGGCAGTTAAGAGAGTTGGATGTTCTAACCTAAAAACTCTCATTGAAGGTGACAAGTTACAGATTGTAGATTTTGATACCATTTCAGAATTAACCACCTTTGTGGCCAATAAAACTTCGTTTGCGGCTGAAGGTGATGCTAACGATGATATGGCCATGACTTTAGTATTGTTTGCTTGGGCAGCAACACAAAAATACTTTAAAGAAATCGTTAACCACGATATTAGAAAACAAATCCAATTGGAGAATATGAACCAGTTGGATGAAGAAGTGCTACCGGCACCAATTATTGAAGATGGAGTATCTAATCCATTTGAAGTTATTGATGGTGATGTTTGGGAAGTAGCAGACGGTGGCGAGGTTTATGCAGGATTTATACAAGATTCATTTAGGAATCTCTAAATATGACCTTACATAAATATTATCATGGTATTATAACTGCCAGTACAACATCATATTCAAGGAGATAATCAAATGGCATTCCAAATCTCTCCAGGCGTAAATGTATCCGAAATCGACTTAACAACAGTCGTACCTTCGGTACTAACTACAGCCGGTGCTTTTGTAGGATACTTCGCATGGGGTCCTTCAAATATTAGAAAACAAATCGCAGATGAAACACAAATGGTACAGGTTTTTGGTAAACCTGATAGCAACAACTACGTTTCATTTTTTACTGCTGCTTCATTCTTAGCTTATGGTAACAACCTTAAAATAGTTCGTGCCGTTGGTGCTAACTGCTTTAACGCTGTGGCCAACACAACCGCTATTAATAGTCAAATTCCAAATGAAGGTACTTTTGAAACACTTTATTTGAATGGTAACAACCAATTTACTTTGGGTGCTTACATGGCAAAATATCCAGGTGGTTTAGGTAATTCCTTAACCGTTTCGACAATTGATGCTGGTGCAAACTTTGCTAACTGGACAGTTAATGGTGTTAATGTTTCTGGTTATTTCAATGGTGCTCCTGGCACTTCAGCACAAGCTGCTGCGGCTGGTGGTGCTAACGATGAAATTCATATTATTGTTACTGACTCTGGTGGTTTATTCACAGGCGTTAAGAATACAGTATTAGAAATTTATCCTTATCTTTCAAAAGCTTTAGATTCTACCGATTCTTTAGGAAATTCAAATTATTGGAAAAATGTTTTATTTAATAATTCCAAATATGTTTATGGTGTTGATCCTGTCGATTACTCCAATACTTCCTTGACATGGGGTCGCACAATAGCTAACACACAGTTTGCAACCGTTTCTACAGTACAAACAGTTGGCTTGTCAAAAGGTCGTGATGAAGCTCCTTCAACAGCATCTTTAGTAACCTCTTGGGGTAGATTCTCACATGATGATGTGGATGTTTCTTTGGTTATTACTGGTGATGCAAATATTACTGTTCAACAATATGTTATCGATAATATTGCTAACAGTCGTAAAGATTGTATCGCTTTTGTATCGCCACCTTCTTCAAACGTTGTTAGCCAAACCAATAATGAAACAACAAACATCACTGCTTGGAATACTGCTTTAGCACGTTCTACATCATATGCTGTTGCTGATTCTGGTTGGAAATATATGTTT